AAGCTGTTGGCCAAGTGGAACCCCAAGAAGTACGGCGACAAGACCATGACCGAGGTCACAGGCGCTGACGGCGGCGCAATCCAAATCGATGACACCGAACGTGCGGCCAAGCTCCAGTCCATTCTGGCCGCTGCCACAGCACGCAAAAATGGCTCAAGCGTTTGACCCTTCGCTGCTCAAGTACCTCACACCAGAGGAGCTTGCGGAGCTTGACTCACTGCTGACCAGCGACAAGACCATCTGGCGACCACTGGAAGGGCCACAGACGATGGCCTATGAGTCCACGGCTGACATCATTGGCTACGGTGGTGCTGCGGGTGGTGGCAAGACAGACTTGGCCTGTGGCAAGAGCCTCACGCGCCACCGCAAGATTGGCATCTTCCGTCAGAACGGCACTGAGCTGACTGGCGTGATTGACCGCTTCACTGACCTGCTCAAGAACCGCAACGGCTACAACGGCCAGCAGAACATCTGGCGCACCTCACGCGCTGACGGTGTGCGAATCCAGATTGAGTTTGGTTCGTTCCCAAACCTCGGTGACGAAAAGAAGTACCAAGGTCGGCCGCACGACCTGCTGGTGTTTGACGAAGCCGCCAACATGCGCGAGGAGCAAGTGCGCTTCTTGCTGGGCTGGCTGCGTACTACCGTGCCAAACCAGCCATGCCAAGCGCTGATGACGTTCAACCCACCGACCACAGCAGAAGGGCGCTGGATTATCAAATACTTTGGGCCGTGGCTCGACAAGAAGCACCGCAACCCTGCCAAGGCTGGTGAGCTGCGCTGGTTCGCCACAGTGGCTGGCAAAGACTTTGAGGTCGAGGATGGCCGCGAGTTCGTCATTGTCAAGGGTGACCACGTCTACGACTTCGACCCTGATGAGTTTGAGAAGGCCGAGGTCATCAAGCCGATGTCGCGCACCTTCATCCCTTCACGAATCAGTGATAACCCTTACCTGCTTGGGACTGGCTACATGGCAACACTGCAATCACTACCAGAGCCACTGCGCTCACAGATGCTCAACGGCGACTTCTCAGCGGGTATGGAGGACGACCCTTGGCAAGTTATACCCACGGCATGGGTAGAGGCTGCACAGGCTCGCTGGAAGCGTCCTGAGAAGCTCAAGTCTATGGACTCAGTCGGTGTGGACGTGGCGCGTGGTGGCAAAGACAAGACCATCATCGCTCGCCGCCATGACATGTGGTTCGATGAGTGCCTGACCTATGCTGGCAGCGCCACACCCGATGGCCCAACCGTGGCTGGCTTGGTGGTGGCCGCAGCGCGTGACCGTGCGCCGATTCACATTGACGTGATTGGCGTTGGCTCAAGCCCTTACGACTTCCTGAATGAAATGGGCCAGCAGGTGCTTGGCGTGAACGTGGCTGAGAGCGCGCTGGGCCTCGACAAGTCTGGCCGTCTGCGCTTCAAGAACCAACGCTCTGAGCTGTGGTGGCGCATGCGTGAAGCACTCGACCCAGCCAACAACACTGGCATCGCTTTGCCACCTTCGCCTGAGATTCTTGGCGACTTATGTGCGCCAACGTGGAAACTTGTAGGCAGCACCATTCAGGTGGCAAGCCGTGAAGACATCCTGCAAAAGATTGGCCGCTCACCAGACTATGGCTCTGCTCTGTGCTTGGCCCTGATGGACACGCCAAAGCGCTCGATGGTGATGGCAATGAACAAGACCCACATGGAAGAGAACTATGACCCATACAAACGCAAAGCCTATGACCCCTATGACCAGCGATGAGGTGACCGTAACTCAACACCTGCCAACTAGATTGCCAAGCATGGCTGAAGTTCGTCAGTTCACTTTCAATGACCTTGAGAACAATCCCAAGTTCAAAGAGCTGTGCGATGAATATGCAGCCGAGTCCTCGATTGAGGGTATGCCGCCAACTGACCCACATTTGCCGATGTACCGCCAATTAGAGGCAGCAGGTGTTTTGCATGCCTTTGGCGCTTTCAGTGGCGATGAGCTTGTGGGGTTCTTGTTGATGCTGGTTTCGCCAGTGCCGCACTACAGCGCGGTGATTGCGAACACCGAGTCTTTCTTTGTGAGAGATGGGCATCGCAAGGGCGGCACAGGCTCCAAGCTGCTGAAGATGGCAGAGGAGCATGCAAAACACTTGGGTGCTGTTGGCATATTTGTTAGCGCTCCATCTGGTGGTAGGTTGTCGAGGGCCATTCGTTTGTTTGGCTTTCGCGAAACGAACCAAGTGTTTTTTAGGAAATTGACGTGACCGACTTAGTGGTGTCAGAGAACCGAATCACAGCGATGAGCGAAAGCTCGGTGGCAAAGGTTCGTGCGCTTGAAACCATGTTGTCCACAATGCCTCAAGAAGAACTTGCGACAGACCACATCATTCATGGCGGCATGTACTCGCGAACCATCACGGTCAAAGCTGGGTGCATCCTGACAGGAGCGCTGATAAATGTGCCGACAATACTGATTGTCAACGGCAATGTGACGGTGTTTGCAAACAATGAAACGCAGGAGCTGCGCGGGTACAACGTACTGGCAGCAAGCGCTCATCGCAAACAAGCCTTTGTGGCTCATGAAGACACGCAGTTGACAATGGTATTTGCAACTCAGTCGAACAATGTTGGTGATGCCGAGGATGAGTTCACCGATGAATCGCACATGTTGATGTCTAGGCATCCTCATGCAGTAAACAAAATCACCATCACAGGAGAATGAGATGTCAGGTGCAACAATGACCGTAATTGCCGCAGCAGCGGTGGCTTCAACAGCGTATTCAATTTACAACGGAGAGCGCATGGCAGACAAGCAAGATGAAGCTCTTGGCCAACAGCGCAAAGCGCAAGCAGAAGCCAAAGAAGCGGCCGTCCAGCAGCAATCTACTTCTGAGCAGAACATCAACAAAGCTCGCCAAAAGTCTCCTGATGTTGCTGGCATTCAGCAAGCCGCAGAAGCTGGCTCACGCGATGCAAGCACAATGCTCACAGGCCCGATGGGCGTGAAAAAGGAAGACCTTTCTCTCGGTAAGTCAACATTGTTGGGTGGTTAAACCATGAGCCAATTCACCAGCGATGCAGGTTCGCATCCCCAAGCGCCAGAGCGCGATAAGCTGTTTACCCGCTGGGGTCAGCTCAAGTCGGAGCGTGCATCTTGGTGGGCGCACTGGCAGGAAATCACTACCTACTTGCTGCCACGCAATGGCCGCTACTTTCGCCAAGACCGCGACAAGGGCTGGCGCAGACACAACAACATCTATGACAACACTGGCACACGCGCACTGCGTGTTCTAGGCGCTGGCATGATGGCAGGTGCAACGTCACCAGCTCGTCCTTGGTTTCGCCTTGGCACTGCTGACCCTGACCTGAACAACTACATGCCAGTCAAGCTCTGGCTTGATGACGTGCAAAAACGCATGGGTATGGTCTTTCAGCGCTCAAACACATACCGCGCACTGCACGGCATCTACGAAGAGCTGGGCGGCTTTGGCACTGCGGCATCCATCATCTTGCCCGACTACAAGAACATCATCCACCACTACCCAGTGACCACAGGTGAGTTCTGCGTGGCGCAAGACTATCAAGGAAAGATTTGCACAATCTATCGCGAGTTTGAAAAGACCGTGGGCGAGATGGTCAAAGAGTTTGGCTACAAGCAATGCTCAAAGACTGTGCAGAACCTGTATGACCGTGGCAGCTTAGATGCTTGGATTCCAATCATCCACGCCATCGAGCCACGCGCTGACCGTGACATTCGCAAGAAGGACGCGCTCAACATGCCTTGGGCTTCGTACTACTTCGAGATTGGCGGCGAGCGCAACAAGTACCTGCGCGAGTCTGGCTTCAAAGAGTTCCCTGCTGTCGTGCCTCGTTGGGCAACCGCAGGTGGCGACATCTACGGCAACAGCCCTGCGATGGAAGCACTCGGCGACATCAAGCAGTTGCAGCATGAGCAGCTTCGCAAAGCTCAAGCGATTGACTACCAGACCATGCCACCGTTGCAGGTTCCAACTTCGATGAAGAACCGTGACGTTGAGCGCTTGCCCAACGGTATCACCTTCGTTGACGCGAACAGCCCAAGCGGCGGCATCAAGTCCATGTTCGAGGTCAACTTGAACCTTGACCACTTGCTGATGGACATCCAAGACTGTCGCGAGCGCGTGCGTGGTGCTTTCTATGCCGACTTGTTCTTGATGCTGGCCAACGCCACCGACACTCGCATGACCGCAACAGAGGTTGCAGAGCGTCACGAAGAGAAGCTGTTGATGCTTGGCCCAGTGCTTGAGCGTTTGCACAACGAGCTGCTTGACCCACTCATCGAGACAACCTTCTCTCGAATGCTTGAAGCTGGCGTGCTGCCTCCACCACCTGAAGAGATGCAGGGCATGGAGCTGAATGTTGAGTTCGTGTCGATGCTTGCTCAAGCCCAACGTGCCATCGGCACAAACGGCGTTGACCGCTTCGTTGGCAACCTCGGCATGGTCGCTCAGTACAAGCCAGACGTGCTTGACAAGTTCAACGCTGACGAGTGGGCTGATGCTTACTCTGACATGCTCGGCGTAGACCCCAAGCTCATCGTGGCCAACGACCAAGTGGCCATCGTTCGCGATGCACGCAACAAGGCAGCGGCCGCGCAAGCGCAAACCGAAGCCATGCACACTCAGTCAGAAGTTGCTCGCAACCTCGCTGGCGCTCAAACCACCGAACCCAGTGCGTTGACCAACGTGATGGACATGTTCTCTGGCTACAACTCACGATAGGAAATCATCATGGCAACCAAAGGCACACTGCTGTACGGCAGCGCAGAAAAATACGGCAACAGCGCGGATGCAACCGCATTCATCGAGAAGATGCTTGTGGCCGTTGACACGCTGCACAAGGTTCACCTGATGACTACAGGCGCTGGCAGCTTTGCCGCGCATGAAGCATTGGGCGACACATACTCAGCGCTTGAAGATGGCCTTGATGGCTTGGCTGAAAGCTGGATGGGCTGCACTCAGCAAGCCGTTCAATTCAAAGGCGTTGATGTCAGCAGCTACTCTGCTGAAGCTCGCAAGATTTACGACTACATCGAAGCCAACCGCGCGTTGATGGGTGGTGAGTCACACATCCAGAACTTGATTGACGACATCCTCGACAAGCTCGCACGCAACCTGTTCAAACTTGACCGCCTCGCATAAGGAAAAACAATGTCACTCGTAAACATGAAGATGTCGTCCGAAGAGCGCGGCGAATACACTGGCCAAGCAATCGAAGCCAAAGAGCCAAGCTACCCTTATGGCTTAAGCATCGACCTCGATGATGGCTCGATGGAGAAGCTGGGCATCACTGCCTTGCCAAAGGTCGGCACTGAGATGATGATTACCGCCAAGGTGGTGGTCAAGTCTGTCAGCTCCAACCAGTACGAAGGCAGCGATGCTGAGTCTCGCATGTGCTTGCAAATCACTGACATGGAAATTGGCGGCGAGAACAAGAAGCAAGACAAAGCTGAGTCGCTATACGGTGACAACTCAGAAGGCTCGCGCATCAACAACATCTCCAACGCCTTGTACGGAGCAAGCTGATGCAGTTGCCAGTCCACTACCCATCGATGACCGAGCATGGCAGGGTCGAAGCATGGGACTTGAATGTGGCCAGAGGCTTGGTGAAGAACCACATCAGCCTCAACATCTCTGGCTACCAATCGTCTGTCGGCTCCACGTTCATCCCAATTTGGGAAAACAACACGGCATACGTCTATCCATCAAACGGCACAATGCTGCTGTGGAGTTCAAGCGCATCTGACACCAGCGTGTTGATTCAAATCAACGGCCTTGATGCCAACTACAACATGCTGAGTGAAGAGCTGCTGTTGACGAATGGCACGACTGGCGTGGCCACAGTGAATGCGTACAAGCGCATCAACGGCATCACCGTCATCGATGGCGTGAACCCTGTTGGCGCAATCAGCCTTGGCAACAATTCGAAGACTGAAACCTACGCCAATATTGCTGCTGGCGCTGGCACAAGTTCGATGACCATCTACACCGTACCTGCTGGCTACACGTTTTACTTGGCCAAGGTGAATGCATACACCAACCAAGGCAACAACCAAATCACAAACTATCGGTCTTACACCGTCAACGCATCTGGCATCATTCGCGCTGTGCTGCAAGTGCCATTCTCTGGCTCTTACATCTCAGACAAGTCAGTGCCTCGCGGGTACGCAGAAAAAACCGACTGTCAATGGCAATGCAATTCAAGCGCCACATCGCAGGTCGGCATTCAGATTGAGGGCATCCTCATCAAGAACGACACGCCTTAATGGTGACCGTAATACCAAGCACTGTGGATAGATTGACAACATGAGTACCAGCTACGACCCAACTGACGTGCAGATGCAAGAGCGCAAAACTTCCGAGAGGGAGCTGCGCGAACGCAACGCCGCCAAGAACGAAGAAGCTGACCTCAAATGGCTCATGGGTAGTCGGAGGGGTCGCCGCATTGTCGGTCGACTTCTGGAGCAATCAGGCGTGTACAGGCTGTCGTTCAACACCAACTCGATGCAAATGGCATTCGCAGAAGGCAACAGGAACTACGGCAACCGCATGCTGGCAATGCTTCACGCTCACTGCCCAGAGCTTTACATGCAACTAATCAAGGAGCAATCCAATGGAATCGCTGATGACGGACACAGCCGCAACGACCACTGAAGGTACGGCCTCATCGCAAGACGCAGCCAGCACAGCGCCGCAAGGCAATGAGCAGGTCGCGAACCAGCAGCAAGCCAATGCTGACCAGAACCAGACTAGCACTCAAGACGGTGTGAAGGATGGGGCTGCTGATGGCAACACGGAAGGCAAACCTCAAGGTGCGCCTGAAAGCTACGAGTTCAAAGCCCCCGAAGGCAAAGAGTTCGATTCCGAAACGCTGACCGCATTTTCGGAAGTTGCCAAAGAAGCCAATCTGTCGCAGGAAGCCGCGCAGAAACTGCTCGACAAGATGGGGCCAACATTGGCTCAACGTCAAATGGAGCAGTTTGAGAGTATCAAGAATGACTGGGCGCAATCAGCGCAAACAGACAAAGAGTTCGGAGGCGAAAAGCTGAACGAAAACTTGGCTGTTGCAAAGAAAGCTCTGGACTCTTTTGGCACTCCCGAACTACGCACGCTGCTTAATGAGTCTGGCTTGGGAAATAACCCCGAAGTGATTCGGTTTATGTACCGAGCTGGCAAGGCAATCAGTGAAGACAAGTTTGTTGGTTCAACGACTGGTGCAAATCCTCGGAGCGCACCTCAGTCGTTTAACGACCAAGCCTCGGCACTCTATTCAAATCAGCAATCTTAAAAGGAAATCAAAATGGCAACTCTTGCTAATACCTCCCTGACCTTGGCCGACTGGGCCAAACGTACCGACCCAGATGGTCGCATCCCAATCGTTGCTGAATTGCTCTCGCAATCCAACGAAGTGCTTGAAGACTGCGTGTTCAAAGAAGGCAACTTGCCTACTGGTGACCGTGTGGTGATTCGCACTGGCTTGCCCACCGTCTACTGGCGTGCATTGAACCAAGGTATTCCAAACAGCAAATCGACCACTGCTCAAGTGGACGAGGCTTGCGGCATCTTGGAAGCTCGCTCTGAAGTCGACAAAGACTTGGCCATGTTGAACGGCAACACCGCTCAATTCCGTTTGTCTGAAGACACAGCTTTCTTGGAAGCTATGAACCAGACTCAAGCCACGACTTTGTTCTACGGCAACCCATCGACAGACCCCAAGCAATTCTTGGGTTTGGCTGCTCGCTACTCAAGCCTGTCTGCCTCTAACGCTCAAAACATCTTGAGCGCTGGTGGTTCTGGCTCTGACAACACATCCATCTTCTTGGTGGTGTGGGGTGACAACACTGTGTACTGCCCTTTCCCTAAAGGCTCTAAGGCTGGTTTGATTCACGAAGACCTCGGCGAACAAACCGTGTACAACAGCGATGGCACTCGTTTGCAAGCCTACGCTACCCGCTACCAGTGGAAAAACGGCTTGGTCGTGAAAGATTGGCGCTATGTCGTTCGCATCGCAAACATCGATGTGAGCGATTTGGTTGGCCAGACTGGCACTCAAGCCTCTACCGCTGCAACCGCTGTCATCAAATTGATGGCTCGCGCTTTGTATCGCATTCCAAACATGGCAATGGGTCGTGCTGCGTTCTACATGAACCGTACTGTTCACTCTGGTCTGAGCGTTGCCGCTTTGGACAAGAGCCAGTATGTGTTGAAAGTGAACGAAGGCTTGTCTCAGTTCGGCACACCATATAGCTGGTTGTCGTTCTTGGGAGTTCCTTTGCGCCGTGTTGACGCAATCCTGAACACTGAAGCTGTTGTCAGCTAATTAGCAGGAGGGGGCTAACGCCTCCTCCGTCCAAACCTTGAAAGGAAATTCAAATGATTACCGATAAATTGCTCCGTGTTTCAGAAGACCAAGCACTGACCACCACTGCCGTTTCCACAAACACCATCGACCTCTCTATCGCTCGCGATATGGGCGAAGGCCACCCGCTGTTCATGAACTTTGCTGTGACTGCTGCCTTGACTGGCGGTACATCCGTGAAGTTTGAAGTTATCAGCTCGGCTTCTGCTGACTTGTCTAGCCCCACCGTCATCGGTAGCACAGACGCAATCGTGTCAGCTTCTTTGGTGACTGGTTACAACACTGCCGTGCGTATCAACCCTGCGATTGCATCTAAGGGCCAACGCTACCTCGGCGCACGCTACACTATCTCTGGCACATACAGCGCTGGTACAGTGACTGCTGACGTTGTTGAAACCATCCAAGACGGCAAGAAGTTCTACGCTTCTGGCTTCACTGTTGCTTAAA